ACAAGAAGAGTGATCTTTGATGCCGAAAATTATACGAGGTAAAGACAGAGAGAGCAGAATTGAAAGGCTGGAAAACGCAGTTGAGGTACAAGGGCAGGGGAAAAAAGAGAAACTGGGTCCGCCGCCTTGGGCGAAAGCGAAGGGCAAAGATAATAATCAAGGGAAAGGGAAAAAGGAAGGAAAAGGCAACTAAATGTATATTGAGCTAAGTGAGGTAGAAAGTTATGGCTATTGACACAGCAGTCCCGGATAGCTTCGCACCAGATCAAGAAATACCAGATTCTTCACTTTATATCGGGACCCCTCTCGCAGTTACAATAGCAGGCGAACGAGCACCAGTTAAACGAGGAACACTCAGGGTCGAAAACGAAGTAGACCGCCAAAGCATAGCAGAATTTATGATAGCCCGGAGAGGTTTAAGCTTCACACCTAAGCAAGGCCACCCGATAGAGGTCATTTCTCAAGCCCTTAATAAGGTCATTTTCCGGGGCTGGATTTATGACCTTAATAGAAAATCAAAATTACATAAAGACCAAGATAACAACATACAGCATTTCTCGATACAATGTAAAGACAACCATTATCTCGCAAGCAAACGTAGAATAAGATACACAGCAAAAGATATATCGGCAGGTCAAGTAGCCAGGGATCTCGTAGACGAAAAGCTTACACAGGAAAGCGTTACCTATACATCCGATTCTATAGAAGAAGGTAAAACTCTCGATTCTGTAAGCTTCAACTTCCTCACAGTAGAAGACGCTTTAAACGAACTAGCAGAGGGACAAGGCTTCTGGTGGATGATCGACGAAAACCGGATTCTACACTTCAAGGCTTACGACTCAGGAGATAAAACCTGGACATTATCTCCGTCCAATATCAAGGGCCAAATCAATATAAACGAAAGCAATTACAAATATAGAAACAAGCAATTTATAAACGGGGTCAAAGATATAACCGCCCCACAAACAGAATCTTTTGTCGGAGATGGAGAGAGGACAACATTTACAGTCGCATATGACATAGCTGAAAGCCCCACGATTAAAGTTAACGGGACAGAAAAGACTACCGCCCCCAAAGGGACAGGAGACGCAGATTGGTACTGGAGCAAAGGCAAAGACACAATAACCCAGGATTCCGACAATATCTCTCTGACAAGTTCCGACACCTTAACAGTCGAGTACCGTGGCTTTATTCAAATAATAATAGAAGCCAGCAAGCAAAACGAAATAAATAAAAGGAAAGAACTCTCGAATAACATAACATCCGGTGAGGTCGACCACGTTACAGGTAGACCAGATATAGAAGGACAAGACAGGGCCTTCCAGAGGGCAGGGGCTTTATTAGCTAAGTATTCGAGAGACAGCAAAACATTAAAGTATCAAACCCTTTCTGGCGGGATCCACGCTGGACAAATACAGGAATTAGACGAAACAGCATTCGCCCAATACGGTTTTGATCAAAGCAACGGGCTACCAAATACCTTAATCAGTAAAGTGGTAATAGAACCTCAAGGCGATACGTTAGTTTATGAAATAGAAAGTAATCTAGGGCCTAAGCACGATACCTGGCAGGAGATCTTCGGGAAATTAAAGAAATACACAGAGAGGGCTATATCCGAAAGTGCGATCTCAGCGTCTCAAGTTACACAAAATTATACTTTCAGCGAAACATGGTCAGAAACAGAAACACCGAACATATTCCAAGAGTTTTACGCAGACGGAACTTACAACGCCGGGGATTCAGAACTTCCTATGTTCCCGGAAAAACGCATCGAATATCTTGCCTGGTATGATTCTTCAGGAAACGAAATAGGAAGGAAGCAAATATCACAAGGGGAACTTTCAGGAGATCCTATAAACGAAGTCTATACCTTAACCAGGCTCGAAGCCCAGGAAGCCGTTGGTACAATAGGATACCTCGGCTGGTGGGGCGGCGAAAACGCATCCGGGACAAAAGGAAGCGGATACGAGCTAGATAAACAAGCTCAAGGAACCGAAAAAACCGATATTGAGGCTTGGCAAATAGAGAAATACGATTACAAGTGGTGATATTATGGCTTACACAAAAGTAGGGTGGACAGAAACAACACCAGTAAACGTATCGAACCTAGATCAGATGGACCAAGGTATAAAAGACGCAACAGACATGGTAGAATCACACAAAGGAAGGCATCAAGAAGGTGGGTCCGACCAAATAGACGTAACCAATTTAACCGGGGTCCTAGCAGACGACCAACCCCCACAAGCTCACGATAACTCAAAACATAATAACGATTATACTAAGGTTACAGACTTCAATAACCATAAAGGAAACAGCTCCGCACACCACACTCGATACTCAGATAGCGAAGCTATATCAGCCATAAACAACGACGGAGACCACGGATCTACAGCTCCGCATAATTATTACACGGACAGCCAGGCCAGATCAGCCATAAACAACGACGGAGACCACGGATCTACAGCTTCGCACAACTACTTTTCAGGAGATCATAGAGATTTATCAAACGTATATTCTAACCAACACCATGATCCGGCCAACCAAGACGTAGAGTCAGTAGACGGTTATGACGTAGCCGTAGTAGACAGCCTTCCTTCAACTCCCGATAGCACAACCCTATACTTTGTGAGGAAGTAATTATGCCAATTTACGAAGGTTCGTCAGAAATAGATACTTTATACGAAGGCGGCAATCAGATCGACAAGGTCTACGAAGGATCCTCGCTAGTTTACGAAAGTTACAACTATCTCGAATACGCTTATGTAGCAGCAGGATCAAGCCATACGTACAAAGTTGATAGCGGAGGTAACTTAAAGTGGCATAGAAACGATACAGACGGGAACGCAATTGCCATAGAGGCTAGGAAGGACGAGAAAGCAGTTATAGGTTACGAATATAATCTTATACGGTTTGTAGACGAAGACGGTAACGAAATTTGGACTTACTCAACAGGGAATAACGTTAGAGCAGTAACATTCGGGCCAGATGATTACATTTATTACGCTACAGATGACGGTTACATAGGAAAGTTAAACGAAAGTGCTACCTTAGTTTGGCAAAACAGCAACACAGTTTTCGCTAATAATAATAAGATGATTTACGACATCGAAGTAGATAACCAAGGCGTTTTAGCGGTAGCTGGGCAAGAATACTCAGGATTATACGATTCTGCGGACGGCTCAGAGAAAGTAACCAGAGATGAAGGGAACTACAATACATTCGGAGTCGAGTTAGATCCGGAAAACGGAAGATTTTACATAGCACATGGTTATCCGGAAGTCGAGGTTTACGATTACAGTCAGTGGGACTTAACTTACGCACACGACGCAGGGGACCCTACCGGAAACGTAAAGGACGTAAGCTTTCATCCGACAAACAGGGAAGTATTAGCCAGCTCCATGGACGACACCCTATACAAATACTCAGACGGAACTTTCGATTTAACGCTTGAGCAAACCACCAACGTATCAGACGGAAACGGAGTAAAGTGGACCCCAAATAGGAACATATACGTAATAGACGGATGGTATAATACCTTACTTAAATTAGATTCAAGCTTAAACAATTCATGGGGCGTAAACTTAGATTCTACACCCAGAGACATTTCGGTAACCCCAGGAACATTTGGTACTCGCACAGCTCTCTGGAACGAACTTATATAAACCCTGAAATAATCTACAAAATAATTATACTATATATGAGGTGAATTATTTTGGCTACCTTCCATATTGACATAGAACGGGAGGAAGTAGACAGGTCATACTTCCAAGCAGAGATAAAACCAAAACTAAACGGAATAACTTTCGAAGACTTCTGCAAGAAAACAGCACAGCAGGCAATAGACAGAGAGCTTTCTGCTTGGGGTCTTGACAACCAAGACGCTATGACCTTTTCAAGATACATCAAAGCTTTCAAAACGGAGACAAGGGGTGAGGAAAATGAAGAAATGGATCAGCAAAATTAAAGGTCGTACCTTCTCAGTTTTAGGGGCTTTCGTAGAGGACCTACTGAAGGATCTCGGAGATGCTGTTTGGGATTCTACCTGGGAAGTCTTAGAAGACGCAATCATAAAGGCCGAAAAGAAGTGGGATAACGGAGAGCTAATCGGCGAAAGGAAGGAATTCGTTCTCAATACAGTTATAAATTACATACAAAGCCAAGGCTATCTCGGGTGGATTCAAGGCTGGATGGTCAGGTCCTTCCTATCAAAGGCAATCGACCAAGTAGTCGCTCAGTTAAACGATCGTCTCGGGCACGATTGGGTCAAATATACAGAAGACTTTAGAGACGACATAGAAGACCAAATAGATTGGTTAGACGAGGCTGACTCTGACAATGAAAGAGCAAAAGGAAAGTAATAAGGCAAGCCCCCAAGATCAAAACAACCAACCACCAGCGTCCATAAACGTACAGTCCAGGTTAAATAAACAAGATATACAAAATATCGAGAGACGCTTAGGGTGCATAGAGGAAGAAGTAGGAGACACACCCACAAAGGAAGACTTCAATAATTTACAGAAGACTGTAAACAAAGTCCTGCTCGAGGGAAACGGTAGTAAACCCCTAACGGTACAGGTAGCAAAAAACCGGAGTAAAATACAAAATATCGGGAAACGAATAAGCAGGATATATAAAGCTGGTTTCGGGATAATATCTTGGGTGGGGTACCTTACAACAGAACTAATATTGAAAAACTACTTTTAAGTGGACCATCAGAGCTATAAAGTCAACGTAGAGCTAGAAATAAGACGTTTTTATACCCGTTTCGGTACTAAGGCTTACCTATACAAAGACGGGAAAGAAATTGCCTTTATCCAGCCCGTCAAAGGGCTGGACTTTTCTATATTACGGGAGGAAGACCATGCCACCAAGCGAAAAGACCTGTAAAGAAGTTTACGAATACGAAGAACGCACCGAGGGAGAAGTCAAAGCAGCAGAAGTCGCAAAAGCTCTCGGAATAGCAGAAAAAACTGTTTATAACTGCCATTACGAATACTCAAAAGAAGCCCTACTCGATCAGGTCTCAGAAGAAAACAAAGACAAGTTTACCAAACTATTAGAGCCAGAAGACCAGGATCTATGGGAAGCCTTTCGGGACTACTCAAAGAACGTAAAGCTAAAAAGGGCGCAAACAGAGGAAGCTACCATAAGGCTACCAGTTCAAAATAAAAGAGCTTACTTAGTCGGGCTTGGAGATATACATATCGAAAATATAATGAGCTACCTAGACAAATACGAAAGCGACCTTTTAACCATAAAAGGCCAGAAGAATCTCGGAGTAGCAATTACCGGAGACCTTTCGGACAACGCAGTAAAATATATGGACCTCAACTTCGAGACTATATCAACCCCCAGGGAAGCCAGAAGACTAGCAAAGATGACCTTAGCACTAATAAAAGACAAAATCGTCTCCATGTCTTCAGGCTGCCACGAACGACACCAGGAAGAAGAAGTCGACCATAACCCAATCAAAGAGCTTTCACAAAGGTGGGATAAACCATATCTCGGCCACCACGGTGTACTTAACGTAAAAGTTGGGGAGCAAACTTACCGGGTAGCTGTATCACACAAAGGCAAAGGGTCCAGTATGTATAACGATTTACATTCAGGCGTAAGAACTATAAGGGAGCAATACCCAAAAGCAGATATAGCAATTATGGGACATTCGCACCAAGCAGCCTTCCTTAATCAGGTCGAGCAAGGCCAGAGGAAGCTCATGGTTAACATAGGGTCCTATAAACAGAACGACAGATATGCAAGATCCAGGGGCTTCAAAGGATCTCAAGCTGGACTGGATACACCAATAATAGAACTGTCAGCAGAAAGAAGACATTGGAACGTCTTCCATGACGTAAGCATATTAGATCGCTTAGATTGCTAGACTGACATATAACCGCCAGATTTAGCAGCCACTTTAACAGGTTTACCAGTAGCTTCCTGGACAGTTCGCTTAAAAACTTTAGCGTCAGAATTACGGCCAGAAAGGTGGAGCAAGATAATTTCTCGGACTCGGGAAAGATCGTTATCCTTCAGGAACTTCAAAACATATTCGAGAGACGCATGGCTTTCAAGCAACCTACGTTTCTGGACGTAAGGAACCAGACCATTTTTGACATTTTCTTCCAAGATTTCTTTCGAATAGTTACAACTTATAGCGATGTGATTCAGACCGTTAAACTTATATTTTGTAAAAGAAGCGTCAGCAATATAAACGCCCTTCTCGCCCCCATACTTCCACAAAAACCCCACCGGTTCCTGACTGTCATGTTCAACCTCAAAAGGTTTAACAACCCAATTCGACCTCGAAACCTTTTCTAAGGGATCTATTCGCTCTGTAAATTCGTTATCAAGTTCCAGGTAGTCCAGAGTACCAGGGGACGCATAAACAGGAATAATACCACGCTTAGACAGTTCTTCGGCAGCCTTAGCGTGGTCCAAATGCTCATGAGTAACAAAACAGGCTTCAAAATTCCAAAGGTCCAGTTTACTTAATAAACGTGAGTAAGAAACACCACAATCAAACAGCAAACGTCCTACGGCCAAAGCATTCCCGGAAGAACTAGAAGCTACGTTTTCAATCCTTAACATACTTACCTCCTGGAATATAATACAAAACAGGCCAGAGGGGAGCAACCCTCTGACCCGTAGGTTTATTCGTAATCAGGTCCTAAACCTAGCCCGAAAATCAAGCCTTCCAGGACTCTCGAAAGTATAAGATAAAACCCCTCTCGAAAAGTCCACCAGAGACCATACGCCTTTACAGTCTTAAATAAGTTAGAAATTGACAGCATAGTCTCCGTACCAAATCTCAGTTTGATATTCCAGGTTAACCCCTTTCGGGGCAGCCATATAACCCATAACGTAAGTGTCTTTCTTCAATTCGCCAGAGAACGTCTCAGAAATCTTTATAAAGTCCGAATTTTCAACATTATATTGAGAGTTATCCTGGACAAAAGAAAATTCGTTAGGCCAGAAATAAGTCGTCTGGTAAGTATAAACATAGAGCAAAAAGACTTCCTGGCCCGGATAATTTTGTTCCAGTATTCCTTGAATAATCTCTCGATTTTCTTCTGAGAAGTTAAACAGCTTCAGATTCCTTTCACTTACCAAAGCCCCTCCGAATAGCAAGTCCCATTCGCCAGAAAAGTCCTCCGTTCTCAAGACAAACTTTTCGTTAGCAGGGATCTCCGACCAAATTTCATCTTTTACCGGAGCATCAATACCAACAGCCAAAAGACTAAAACTTAACACCAACACTAGTAATAAAGGAAGAACACGTTTCATTGTAAAGACCTCCTGGGTCTTAATCAGAAAATTCTGGCCAATCTCGTAACCGACCGTTAATTTCGACCATCCTATCAAGTAACTCAAGCCCCCTACCGTACCAAAGCTTCGTATCCTTAGGAAGGCACTTACCGCCATAACCAGGCTTATCTCCATGATCAGGGTCCATATGTCTTCCGGCAAATAACTGATCAGCAGTATTTAAAAACTCAGCCAAATTTATCTCGGGATCCTCCGTCAAAAGGTCTCGCAATTTATCGGCTTCGTTAGCGTAAATAACTTTCAAAGAAAACAAGAAATTAAGAGCATACTTAGCCCAAAACGCTTCCCGGAAAGATCCAGCTACCCAAACGGGAGCAGATAAAGAATCTGGATAAACTTCGTTAATATATTCTTTGCCCCTATCACCGCCAACTACCAGTAATCGTGGGTGACTGGCTTCGTAATCAGCATACCGCTCACGTAAGAACTCAGGGTCAGCTATAAGGTCCTGGCCTTCGCTAATTCTATTCCTAATAACACTCTCTGCATTCGGGTTAACAGTAGACCGTATAGAGATCCAAGGGATTACAGAGCTATGTTGTATTTCTTTATTATCAATATATTCCAAAGCTTCCATAACATAGGAACCTTCCTGGTAAAACTGATTTGAGTATGTCTTCCTTTTAGTAGGCGTAGGGACACAAACAAAAGCCCCCTCGAACCTCCACGAAGAAGGTTCGAGGTCCTTTTCAGGATCATAAACCCCAACGTCATGGCCCCAGGCTTTCAAAGCTCCGGCCCAGGCCTGTCCAACAGTACCAAAACCCACAACTAAATATCGCATAGAACCTCCTGATTAAAAGTCTGGTGGAGTTTGACCTTCTGGCATATCGAATAACTCATCGTCCGAATCCTCAGAGTCTTCAGCTTCGCCAGAATCTTTATCGTCTTCCGTTTCTTCCATTTCTCCCGAAGCTTCCTCAGCAGCTTCCAGGCTTTCCTTTTGATCGCTTTCGTCTTCAATATCGACCACTTCAGAGTGAGCTTCCTGGGAGATTTCTTCCTCGACCTGTTTTTCGTGAGCTTCCTCTCGGCTAATATCTTGGCCACTCAACAGGTAAGCGTCATCGCTAGAATTTATAACCCTTTTCGAGGCACGCCTAATGACAGTTCGCTTAGCCTTCTCCTGGGTGAAATCCTGCATAGAACCACTACCGCCAAATTTACTCTGAGACCACGCCTTTTCTAGTTCGTCTTTCGTCATAATTTCGTAATAATCAGGGCGGTCAGAAGACCACTTTATAACAGCGTAAGCCCCTTTTATACCAGAGTTACGACTTTCAAAAGAAGTCTCGTGTTTCGCCACATATTCCTGACCTTTAGTAACCTTAATCTCGACTTCGTCTTCCTTCCAAATAATTACAGGATAAATATCGTCAACAGCTTCAACCCTTTTCGAGAGGGCCAAATCACCGAAATATGACCTCTGCCAAACTAATTTATTACCGTAAGGAATAAAATAACCCTGATCTTTCGCAGGATTCAGGCCTTCGATAGCCATTTCGAGCATAGCCTGCATAACAGAGGACTTACTGCAACTCTGAAGTACCGGATTATCGTTTTTATCAGTAGTTCTTTGAAGTTCAAGCCAGGCCGCCTTCAAAGCGTTCTGTGGAGAGTAGTTCGGAGGGAAGTCAATTTCTCCGTCATCTCGCATTTCGGCAACTCGTTTTTGGACCTTAGATAGTGTAGATTTATCAAAAACTTCAATCGCATTTTCACTCATTGTCAGACACCTCCGTAGAGTCCTGTCCTTCAGCGTAATAAAGTTTAACCTCGAATCCGTTTTTCAGTTCAAAAGCTAACTTACGATAGTTCTTTTTGTCTCCGGCCAAGGAAGTCATCGCAGACAGAGCAAAATCTCTACGATCTACAACATTTTGCAGCCTAGAAGAAAATATACTGCCTTCCTCACGCCTATCTGAGACTTCCATATACTGAACTTTATCGGTATCAATTTTCATCCTCAGCTCGCTCCTGTAATTCCAAAAGATTTTCGAGGTGAGCCCCTCTCGGATGCATACCTCCCGATTCGTACAAATACACGGATTCTTTAGTAACACCAAGTTCCTCAGCAAAAGCCGACTGAGTCATGCCCAAACTTTCCCGAATTTCTCGGATTTCTTCCTTAGAGAAGTCAACGTCTTTCATTTTAAACACCTCGTTATAGAATAATAACAATAAGCCCCAGGGACTTCAACCCTGGGGCTTCCAACTAAGATTTAAATTTCCGGCTAACAAATTCTTGAGCTTCCTTATCGTTCATCTCGACCGAATAATAATTATCCTTTTCAACATAAAAGTTACCTTTTGGGTCAGTATAAACAGATTCGCCCTTCCACTTCCCGACCTTAATTTTACCGTTCTTGGTAGCTTCGCTTTTTCTCATCGGATACCTCCCGTTCTTTCTCAAGCTTCAAGTCAGAATGACAATAGGGACAAATACCAGGGATCTCACGCCATTGCTTATATTTATCCTGATAACTACAATCAGGATTAACGCAGCTAACCTTCCACATATTGCCCCCCTTCAATTTTCAGAGAGTCATAATCTTGAGAAACGTATAACGCTACCATATTTTCGACCTCAGGAAGGTTCGTTATAGACTCAGCATTATCGACCCAGGTTATAGGGCTTAGACCCCAGGCTTTTCGCAAAGTCTTGATAATACTAAGGCCAGCTCGGATCCTTCCTCCGTTATTCAAAGTAGACCACGGAACACCCTTCCAAGTAATTTTACAAACTTCCTTCAAACCTTCCCTCGACTTATAAGGTTCGAATAGCTTAAAGTTAACGGACTCAAACAACTGATTTACCTGTTTTTCGACCATTTTGGCCTGCTCTCGCTCAAATTTGTCCAAAAGATCCAACTGTTTTTCGAGTCTCGCCGTAGAGCCAGCTAATTCCTGTTTTTTAGACTTCAAATCATCGACCCTACTCAACATACGCCCCTTTTCTTCAATTCGGTTTTTGACCCGTTGTAGTCGGTCGATTTCTTTATCAAGCTCAGCTATCTGCTTTCGAGTAGACTCAAGTTCTTCAGAGTTATCGTCTTCAGTAATTTTCCGTTCAATTTCTTCCAGGCTTTCTCTTAGCTCGCTATATTCTGAATTATTTGAAAATTTTACATCGGAAGGAAGGTCTTCTAAATTATTTTGAGCTTCCTCTCGCTTTTCTTTCAATTCTTGAATGCCAACTTCAAGTTCAGCTTTTTGACGAACCAGATCTCGAACTTCAGATTTAACGTCTTCCAGCTTTTCGGAAAGTTTACGCCCCTTTTCGTTTAAAGCTTCAAGTTCCTCTGACTGATTCTTCCGAACTTCTGCTTGAAGTTTCTCAGGGATCTCCTGGCCACAAAGTGGACAGGTATCAGAGACCTCAGCTTTCTCCCGATATTCCTCTCGGAAGCTTTCAAGCTTTTCAAGTTTTCGGATAATATCTTTAACCTTTTCAGAACGTCTTCGTTCCTTCTCTCGATATTCCGACTGTTTTTCATCAATTTGTTTATTTAAATCTCTAACTTTGTCTTCCAGTTGATTCTTTTCTTTCCGGTGTTCCTTAATCATTCGTTCCTTAACCTGAGTCAGCTCTGCTTGAATAGAAGCTTTCCGTTTTCTCAGGCCAGAACCACTTCGCAACTCCTGTAATTCGTCTTCCAGGTGAGCTTTCTTAGCCTTAGCTTGATCCAGGCTATCAACTACCGTTTCATAGTCTCGGTCAACTTCGGGAGCTTCCTCTCGTAAAGTTTCGATCTTTGTAGGGATCTTATCCTTTTCTTCCTTCAAATCCTTCAGCTTGGACTCAACTTCCTTTCGTTTATCTTTCACAGCCTTCCCGTCCAATTCCAAGCCTTCAAGTTCATGGTTAGCTTCGATTACGTCTTCAGCTTCCAGGCCTTCGGACAATTCCAGCAGCTTTTCTCGTCTTTTCTTCCAATGTATCCGTTGAAAAGCACGAGGTCCTACCAGTAAGGCCAACCGATCAGAAGGCCCGAGTAGCTCCGTAAGCCGGCTTTGATACTCGTTAGCTTTCAGGGGTGTACCATCGATATAGTAATCAGTCTTATGGCCTTTTAAGACTTCCTTACCGCCACGATCCTCTCGCCACTTTTCTTTATAAACTTTCTCAAATGTATGAGTCTCAAATCCATCAAGCTTCGTATCAATCTCAGCCCTTACTATAACATCTTTCTTATGAATTACATCTCCGTTTTCATCTCGGGGCTTCAAGTTAAACTGAGACCGTCCACGAGAGTCCTGATCTAACAGCAGCCAGCAATAAGCATCAAAGGCGGAAGTCTTACCAGTAGCATTCTTACCGTAGACCTTAACCTGGTCCCGGTTAAACTCAAGTTCAAAGCTCTGTCCCTTAAAATTTTCAAGAGCAATTTTCTGAAGTGGCATAGTACCTCCCGTTACTTAAATTCGTATTCGCATACCGGACATTTCGGGGCTTTCATAAGCCAATAAAAGATATAAAGCCCCCCAGTAAATACGAATAGCTTCAAACTAAAAGGTTTAATCGGTCTTATCTTAGCTCCGCATCTCGGGCACTCAGTTTCTGTCGTTTTCATATTTTAACCTCCGTTATCATATAATAACAATAATATAACGAGGGATCAAGCAGAAAGCATCCGGGAGGGGAAAGCCCCCTCCCGGCCCCCGTTTCTACCAGTATCTATACCTGTATTTAACAAATACAGGGAACTATTACGAAATTTCGTGAATATAAAGAATAATTTTAAAAGGTGGAAGGTCCTCAGAAAAATCTCCGGGGTGATAAAATTCACAAACAAAAGCTTCAATAGAATTAACGTATTTGTCCCTAAGCATCTGACGGGCTTTATCCTTCTCCACGCTCACCCAAACCGGAAGATCCATAGTCGGCCTAATTTTCACTTCTGTAACCTGAGAGATAGCATTTTTAGCGTCTTCAACAGTCTCAACTTCGTACCGATTTATCATATTAAATCGCCTCAGATACCAAATCGTCTACCATAATTTCGAGAGCATCACGTCCGATCTTTTCGTCATATTCTTCGACCAAAGCGAATTCCAGCAAGTCTTCGTAAACAAACCTATAAGTCGGTTTACTAAGGTCTTCCATAATAGAATCCAGCTCGATACTCAACACTTCTCGAATTTTGTCTTCCAAAGAAGCCTGGACCTTAGGAAGGGCTTCCTTTTCATAATTTTGTTGAGCTACAGCAGCAGTAGCAGTATTTTGAAATCTTTTAGCCATTGTAGACCTCCGTTTGAAGAATCAAATTAGTAGGATCAGCAGGACTCTGCCTAACTTGAACATGGAAATCAAAGTAAGTCTCGCACATAGACTCAAGAGTTTGCCAAAAGATACGGTCCCTTTCAACTTCCTTACGTGTCCTCTGATCAGCCCACGGAGAAGGATGTTTACCGGAAGGGAAGAAGGAATACGTCCTTCCTAAGTAAACCCTTCGGAATTTTCGCCCTTCCACGTCTTTATAGACCTCTCCGTTCTGTAATTCCTCCCGTATAGCCTCAAAATCAAGCCGTTGTTCCAGTTCTTCTCCGTACTGCCTACTCAGGGAAGCCCCGTCAATTTCTTCCACATTATAAGGCTCTGAAGGCTCGGGTCTTCCTTCCTGCAATCTTTCCAGAGTCTCGCGAGCAGCTTCATCCGGAAGACCCTCAAGGTATTCGGCAAGTTCCAAGGCTTCCATACTTCCAACATCCTGCTGGACCTCAGCACAAAAACTAGCAATTTCTTCGCCAAGTTTAATACGTTCTTCGTCTTTCATTCTGACACCTCCGAAAATAACTTACCTACAACTTCTGAGACTATTCGATTACTGGTAGTCGGGCCAACACCAGGAACTCGCTTTAGTTCGTAAGCCCCCAAGAATCCGTCCCACGCCTTTCTTTGTTGTATAATCATATCGGCGGTTTGGTGCCCCACACCGTCAATATCGCAAAATTCCTCAAACGTCATACAATTTATTTCGTCTGTAACCAAATTATTTGTTTTTTGCATTAGAGACCTCCTGTCCTTTTATTTTGTTTTCTTTTAAACAATCATCGCAAATCCAGCCAAACTCGTCATCATGTTGTATCTCAGAAAACGTAACAAAATGCCCACAATACGGGCAAGGCCAATCATTCGGTTCTTCAATTTGTTGTTTAGTCATTTTTAACCTCCTGCCCGGATTTAGCCCTCCGGGCCGGGGCGAAGGAGGGATTTATGACCTATCTTGTAATTCAGCCAGTAAGTCCTGAAGGGCTACAGCGAAAGCTACCTGTTTTCAATTTCTTTATACCGAGGACCATTAGACCAATCAAGCTGTGCTTTCCAATCAGTATCAGAAGGATCAGTCTCAGCCAAAGCAATTATATCGGAGTAAGTCGATAAGGTATATCGCTTAGCGAACCAATCAGAGAAATTCAGGGTCTCAATCGCAGCGTCAAGTTCGGAGTCGTCTTCCTCAAGGTCTTCGTAGATTCCATCTGCCAGAGCTTCAATCTTTTCTCTATAGTCAAGCTTGTCCATGATATACCTCCTGGTATAATCTTTTAGTTTATAAAAGCCCCATTTCGTCTTCGAGATTACTAAGCTTTTCTTCCCGTTCTTCCTCGTCTTTACTGTTAAGCCAATCAAGACAATTAGTGGCAAACTCTCTGTTTGCTTCCTCCGTGAGAGCTTGAGCAAGATCCGCAAGGCGTTCAGTCTCAGTCATTTCTGTAGTAGCTTCGGTCATTTTAAAAACCTCCTGGTAGATTTAGGGGTGAAATATAGAACCAGTCCAGGGAACCAGGGCATCTCCGCCCTGACCCCTAGCCTTGTGCTATATTTCTTTGGCCTGCTCAGACCCCTTGTAGGGACTTTCCCGCATGGTCCTTTGTGCAGACCGGGAGGGATTTCGACCCCCGCTCGCTTTCGTCTTTTGTTCGGTCTCTCAAAGATCTTTTGTTTTCTTCCGTCCTTTTCTTCAACATTATTATATAACAACCCCATACCCATGTCAAGCCCCTAACACCCGTTTCTTTTAGAATCTCCACGATACAGTTCAAAATTATAAAAACCAACCCTGTTACAGCCTTGACAACAGGGGGCGTTAGCTTATATAATCAGGGTTGAGAGGTGGTAGTATGGACAAAAAAACCAAAGACAAACTCAGGCAAAAGATCGATAAGTTAGAATTAATCAGAGATAAACTGGGGATGACTCAAGGCGAGTTCGCTCAACGCGTAGGGATCAAAAGGACCAGATACAATCAATGGATTCACGATAACTCGCTTCCAGACGTAGAGGGTCTTATCAAGATCCAGGACTTCCTGGAAGACTTCTCATGAGAAAAGAAAAGAGCTTTTCAACTAAGTCAGATTCAATAGAGAAAATTCTACGGGGGCTACAAAATCACAAAGAAGAAATAGAGAGCATAAGATACATCGAGGAAGGCGACTTGATCAAGTCCAGAACTGTAGAGATAAAACTAAAAGATTTCGTACCAAATAACGAACCGGACAGGCCTTCCTTCCGGGAGGGCGAACCTGGGGATCCTACGGAGGGCAGAAAATGACAGAAAAGGTAAATCCCGTATCAAAGCCAGACTATATAAGAAATCATATGCTAACTCCCGATTATATACTAGCAGAGCAACTAGACGTAACCAGGTTTTACGTTTGGATATGCAAGGAAGTCAAAAGAAATCCGGACCTCAAAGCTGCCAACGGTAAAGATAGTTCAGTACCAGCAAGCGAAATAATCGAGCAAGGTTTACTACCAGTTAAAGACGCAGCCAGGGACTCAAAACTAAGTAGGGAAACCATTATCAGAGCAATACATAAAGACGACATAAAGGCCAGAAAAGTTAGTGGAGTCTGGGGAGTAGAACCAAACTCCTGGGAAGAATTCCTAGAAGAAAGAATACCAGAGTATATCGAAAAAGACGGCTGGTTCCGGGCCACAGAACTACCAGTAAAGACTGCAAAAGCTCAAAAGAAGGCACGGGAAGGGAAGTACGAATCCGTAAAAGTCAAAAGGGGCTACCAGGATCTCTTGTATATCAAGAGAGATTCGATACCAGAGGAAGACTTCGAGACTACAGGCCAAACGACCGAGCAGGATTAACTTAACTAAACAAGACGAGAGTTGACCAGAAGGACAAAAACTTGAAAATATAAGCCATAACTTAAAAAGAAATTATAAGATACCCCGTTAATTTTAAAGCAAAAGCCCCAGGAAGGACCTGGGGCTTTTATTAAAACATTGGAGGTGAGACTGTGGTAGACTAATACTTCACAGAAGTCGACTACGGTCTCTCGGGTCCCATTATACGGAAAGACAGCCCTTCAATCAACGCAAAAGGTGTTTAAAACCCTCCGAATCCAAGGTATAATAGCCTTGTCTCTCACACGGAGGTGAGACAAAATGAGGTCTTCAAACTTACAAACTGAAAATAGTCTTCCAGGCGGGGTCGGTCAGCCATGAACCAAGGCTGGGTCGCTATCTATAGGAAGTTACGGAAAAATCCAATTTATACAGAGTCAAAAGCAGTCCACGTTCTACTAGAATGTTTATTACGGGCCAGTTACGAGAAGACAGCAGTTTACAAAGGTCAGGATAAAATCGAACTCAAACCAGGCCAGTTCTTTATGGGCCGGGAAGAGTTCGGAAATTCAATTGGTATGTCGGGATCAACAGCTTGGCGTTGGATACATCAACTAGAAGCTGACAACATTCTTGACATCAAAACAAGCCCGAAAGGGACCATTGTAACTATAAAAAACTGGGACCACTATCAAAATCCTGACAACGACCCTAACATCAAACGAACATCAGATGAACATCAGATGAACACTAATAACAAAGTAAACAATATAAACAATAAAAAACTTAAAGAATCAATAGATTCTTTAGAGTCAAATAAGCGAAAATCCTCAAATAAGGATCAAAATAAGAATCAACCAGCGGAAGAATATAACAAATTCGCACCTACAACCGGGAGGGGTCTCAACTACCAAAAGATCAAAGAAAAGTGGAATAGTTCGGTTCCAGAACCTCTCAAGATTAAACGTATGACAGATAAAAGAAAGCGTAAACTAAGAACACGCTACAAGGAAGAAGACTTCTCGTTACAAGAAATTATTAACGCACTTTCAGAGCAACCCTTCGCTCTCGGACAGAACGAAAGGGGTTGGGCAGCAGACTTCTCCTGGATCATAGACTCAGAGGAACATTATAACAAAATTTTAGAACGAAAATACGCAGACAAAGCCGAGGCCACTTCAAAAGACGAGAGGATCCTCGACTCAGTACAAAGATGGGCCGAAGAAAAAAACTCTCAAAGCTCAACGGAGGTGAGCGAGAGTGAAAGAATCACAAGTAAATAAAGTCTTAATCTACCTCTCGGACATATACCCAAACTTTTCGTTTCCAGAAGAAACCGAGAGGTCAACCAAGCGTAAAGTCCAGAGCTGGTCTTCCTTCCTCGGAGATTACAATAAAAAAACCGTATTCCAGGCTATAAAAGAACTATCAAGGGAAAATCCAGACTTCCCACCTTCAGCTCCACGATTAGAAAAGACTTGCAACGAAATCAGAAAGCAGCAACAGCAGCAGAAAAGAAAGAAACGCAAGCAACTTTCGGAAGAAGACAGAGAAGAAATACAGAAAACAATCGACCAAGTTCTTACAGAAAATCCAGACTTATACGGAGACGAATTAACCAGAGTAGAAGAAGTCTTAACGGAGGGCAACACCAAATGAAAAGTTTAACACAAGCAGCTCAAGAATTATACGAAAGCGTAGACATAGCAGGTTACGATTTATACAGCAACCAGGACATAGAAAATAGTACAAAAATCCTAAATCATTGGAATATCTCGGCAAATTCAGGAAGGGCTCGTTTAAAACAAATTCCAGGATCTTTGGAAATACCAGAAGGATTCGTAGAGTCAAATATAGAAGGGATCAAAGAACTAATAAAAATTCGAAAATTCTGCGAAAGTTGCCAGGTCGAAAGTCCAGAAAAATGTCCTTACGACAGCAAACAAATTCAGCAAGCCAGAAAGTGGGAGCGAGAGGAAGGGGTCTCGGAAGGATCAATAGCAGTTACAACACTTAGAAGCCAAGAAACCCAAAGGAAGGACGGAGACACAAGGTGGGTTAAATACGTTTGTTATAGACCAGGGCTAATATACCAACACGACAGGCTTTATATCAGCTACACAACTTGTCCGGTAAAAAGTTCGGAGTATTCTGTTTGACATTCACACGAAACAATATATAATAAAAATACACGGAGGTCAAAACTAATGAAACTTCAACTCTCAGAATTAGAGAGAAAAGAAGAAAAGTCATACGCTCGCCTAGAAATTACAGGCAAATTTTCGGAGCTCGTTCAAAAAACCATAAAACTAACATACAAAGTTCCAGGTAAATCGCCAAAAGACACAATCGACGTAGAGACAGTTAACAGTATCGCAGAAGTCTTAGACGAACACGGCCTAGCAGGGCCAGGCAAGGGCGACCCAAAGCTCTGGTTCGAGCTGTTAGGCCCCGTAGAAGGTATCTCAGAGAAAATAGAGCAAGCCAAAGACGAAGTTCTTGCCAAAACCCAAAAAAATCAAATCAAAAATATCGTAGAAAGAACTCTCGAGTTAGCCGACTTACAAAAAATCAGAGGGGTTGGAGAAGCGACAGAAGAAGAAATTAAAAATACATTTCTTGACACCTTCAGGGAACATCTCGAAGAAGGTGAGCAGTTATGAGCAAAACACTAAATCGGGCCAGAGTCGTCTGTCCTAACTGTGGCGAAGAATATCGAGAGCAGAGGGGCGTTACAGAAGATGACAAACAGGCTTCCTTCCTATCAACAGTTTGCTTAAATTGTGGCGAAAATTTACGCAAATATAGAAGGCAGGATAGCCATGAAGACACCTGAGCGAAAGGATATAACCGACAAAGCTTTTACTGAGTATGAACCGTTTTCACAAAGGAAAATCGCACTGACAAATCCAGCAGAAAAGGCAAAGCTTTCAGGTTCGATCAAAGCCAGGAAATCGAAACACCTACAGCAACTACGAAGCTATTACTCAACAGAAGAAATACTCGCAGCTCTGGAAAAGGAAGTCCAGGAACAGAACATAACCACAGACGAAAGTAAAAAGATATTAGAAATTGCAGACGAAATTATCGCAGAAGAACTCAAAGATTTTTACACAGAGTAATGGAATATACCTTCAGCGCCCGCACGGCACCAACTGGGTGTAGGCTTCCCGGAAAGTTAAGCGTTCCAGTTGCCTTTTCAATAGCTCACGCTGTTTACCTCCGTTATAAAACCGTGAGTGAACGTTTTGGCAGCGAGCAGGATCTCGATCTCTCAGAGATCCACCTTTCCGGGAAAGCTGCCCATAACAGAAGGGACCAAAATACCGCCCTCAAAAATTTAACTAACGAGGTGTTCAACACCTCCGGACTGAGTCGTTATAGTAGGATCTCTGAGGGCGGGGTCCTACACCCAAGATAGGGAGGGAAAATATGGCGTATCCGTGGTGCACAATACCACCAAAGATATTAAAAGACCCAGATTTCGACCACTTAGACGAAGAAATTTTCGGAATTATAGCAGCCAGAATCAGGCAGAGGGAAGACAATTCGTTTCCTAAGGTAAAACAGAGCGGAATAGTAAAAGCCCTCAACACCTTAACCCCCAGGATCGAAAAGGTCTTCCAAAAGTCAATTCAAAAAGAATACTTAGAGGTAGACGGCAAACAGGAAGGATACAAAGTGTACTTTCCAGGACCTAAGTGGCCAGTCAAATTATAACAGGAGCGAAAAGTTATGAATAAAAAGAAAGAATACGGGCTATCGGCCAGGATCAGGGCCAAGCGAGGGTGGGAAAGATTTCGCTGGCTTCCAAAAGGCGACCCCCTAAGGGCGTTCTTCGGATACAGTAGAAACATACGCCATTTCGCTTACAAAGTAGTCGAAAAGAAGGTGAAATCATGAGCAAGCCAGCAAAGACTTTAAAAATCTACGGAAGGCCAGTACCAAAAGGGCGACCACGTTCTACCAAAAGCCATACTTTTACACCCAGGAAGACCAAGAAAGCAGAAAATAAAATCCTAAGGAAGTACCAGGAACTTTACGGAAGGGAAACAATTCAAGGTCCAATAGAGATGGTTTGCGGCTTCTATTATTCGGACAAAAAGTGGGGAGACGTAGACAATCTTTTCAAGTTAGCAGCAGACGCTCTCGGTGGGGGATCCTCCGAAGACTGGAGACCTTTCGACGATAAGCAAATAGTAAAAGCACATAGCTACAAATGTTTAGTAGAAACAGAAAAAGAAGAAAAGACAATTATTTGGCTTCACCAGGTAGAAAACTTTTAACAAATAGAGGTGAATAGTTTTGAATAGACCTGAAAATAATTCCGAAGTATATTTAGACTTAGTAACGAACATAGACGAATTTATCGAGCAACTCAAAGAAGCCAGAGAAGTAGCGGTAGACCTAGCGACCACACTAGAAGAAATCCAGGGGATCAAGGAAGACCTCGGTATCGACAAAGACTTAATCAACCTAGAATAGGTGATATTATGGACATAATCGCAACCACAACCGCACTATCGTTAACAGCGCTACTCGCATACGGGATCCACGTTTTTCAAAACCCCTGGCTTTTACTCGGAGCTATATTAATCCTAGTATGGGCCGAGGGCTACAAAGAAAGCAGCAAATAGAGGTGAGAAAATGCCAGTAATATCACAGGTTTTCGTACCAGACGCATACCCACTTCGACCAATAGAGGACCTGCAAGAATATAAAAATAACCCAGTCATACACCCCGATAAGCAGAAAGAAAACGTCAAAAAATCAATCCAGAATTACGGCTTCCTAGTACCAATACTCTGCAAGGACAAAACTGGCGAAATAGCAGACGGACATTTACGACTCGAAGTAGGGAAGGACCTCGGGATGGACCAAGTACCATATATAACCGTAGACCACCTTTCGGAAGAAGACATAAAAGGGCTTCGTATAGCAATCCAGAAGACAGCATACGAAGGAAAGTTTGACGACGACCTTTTAGAGCAAGAGTTTCGCAAGCTAGACGAAGAAGGTTTCGACCTTGGCAAAACAGGCTTCAGCGAAGAAGAAGCCACAGAGGTCTACGATTCAGAAGACACTAACATGAAAGACGCAGAGGAAGAAAGATATACCGACAAAATCCGACCCCCTACCTACGAACCCCAACAGGACGAACCTCCACGAATAGAAGAATTATTAGAAACAGGAAAGTTCGTAGAGCTTAAAAGTAAAATTCAGCAAGCAGATATACCTGACGAAGTAAAAGACTTCCTCGAGCTAACTTCCTACAGACATATACGCTTCAACTACGAGAAAATAGCCGAGTATTACGCTCACACTAATCCAGAAATTCAAAAACTCATGGAAGACCTAGCACTCGTAGTTATAGATAGCGACAAAGCAATAGAAAAGGGGCTTACAACTTTCACAAAGGAAGCTTTAACGCAATGAAAAATTTCGCAATCTTTATAATCAGCTATAAACGGGCCGGAAAGATCCAAACGATCGATACCATGAAATCAGCAGGCTATACAGGAGATTGGTATATCGTAATAGAGGACCAAGACCCACAGAAAAAAAAGTACTACAAAGAATACAAGGAAGGAAGGATCATAGAGTTTAATAAGGAAGAAGTCCGAAAGCAAGTAGACATGGGAGACAATCGGCCCAATAACGACACGGCCCTACTTCCTAGACAGGCACTATTCGGAATAGCAAGGGACCTCAACCTAGACACTTTCTTAGTCCTTGACGACGACTACACTTCCTTCCATTATCGTTTCGATAAAAACGCAAATTCTATGTACTCAGAAGACAGCTCCGGGGACTGGAAAATGGAAGACCTAGACCACTTCCTAGAAAAGTGGGTCGAATACTATCAAAAAACAGACGTAGATACTATGACTCTCGCCCAAGGTAGAGATTTTATCGGAGGGGCCGACAACGTCTTAGCACAAGAAATCCAAATCAAACGAAAGGCAATGAATACCTGGTTACTATCTCCCGACAGGGAATTCCCGTATCTCGGGCGTATGAATAATGACGTAAATACTTATATAAGAAATCAGCAACTCGGGAAAATCATGTTCATGCTAAACCACGCTTCCATCGTACAGGCTAATACACAGCAGAGAGAGGGCGGGCTGACAGAGCTATACCTAGACCAGGGAACCTACGTTAAAAGCTTTTATACACTCTTGTACTCTCCGTCATGTGCAAAAATAGGACTCATGGGTGATAATTATATTCGGATCCACCATAAGATAAACTGGAAATACGCAGTTCCAAAGATTCTCGACCCCAAATATCAAAAAGCACGAGGGGATAACCATGAGTAGAACCAACGATCTTACAAGCAGGCAACAGAAATTTTGTATAGAGTACGCAAAAGGAAAGTCGGGTGCTCAAGCATACTTAGACGCAGGGTACGACCCAAAGAATAGGGATAACGCAAGCAAATACGCATACGATTTACTACAGAAAGACAAGATCGACAGAGAGTGGAGGCGTTTAGTCAAACTCCGCTCAGGAAGGACTCAAGCCAGAAAAGATACAGCAATAGCAAAGGCGCTCGGATTCGTGCTGAATCATTTACCAAAACTTAATAAGATAGTACGCGATATTGTAAGTGGGGAAGAACTAACAGACGAGCAAAAGATGTTTTATAGCAGCTTCAAAAGTATTATTGCCAATCTTTCCAGAGATGATACCGCTAACATCGACATAGACGTAGAAGCGGGATCAGCCGCAGCAGCTAACTCGGAGGCTATTGATCATGAGCAAGCTGAAGCCTTCCTCGAAGGAATCCAGCAAGCTCGAGAAGCTGGATCTGACCCCGAGGGAACTCAGGATAGGTCAGAGGATAGCAGCGAATAGATATATACCGCACTACCCTACCGAAAAGCAATGGTCCTTCCTAGCCAGGCCAGAACGGGAAGTGTTTTTCGGAGGGGCCGCAGGTCCAGGGAAGACAGACGCTTTACTTATGGCAGCCCTCATGTACGTAGACCACGGAGACTACCACGCAATTTTATTTCGCAGGACCTACCCCAACTTAGAAAAGGAAGGATCTTTGATTCCAAGATCAAAGAAATGGCTTGACCATACACCAGCAGATTACAACGGAAGCCAGCATAAGTGGACGTTTCCCTCAGGGGCCACACTCAGTTTCGGCCACATGAACTACGAAGACGACCGTTTCAATTACAATACAGCCGAGTTCCAATTTATAGGATTTGACGAGGCTACAGAATTTACAGAAAAACAATATCGCTTTTTGTTTTCCAGACTCAGGAAGAATAAAGGCAACCCAGTACCTCTCAGGCAAAGGTCGGCTTCCAACCCTATCGGGGAGGGCTTCCACTGGGTACGGGAACGCTTTATAAAGGGGAACAATCCAGCAATACTAGCAACCTTAGAAGACAACCCCCATATTGATAAGGAAGAATACGAAAAGTCGCTTTCAGAGTTAGACGAAGTTACAAAAGAAAAGCTACTAGAAGGGTCCTGGAGGGAAACCAACCAAAACGCCATATATAGCAGCTTCACACAAAAGAACATCATCGCAGAGATTCCATCAATTCGCAGGTTTTGGGTCGGTGTTGATTACGGTATGAGTAACCCCACAACTTTTATCGCAATAGGAATAACGGAAGAAAATAAATTAGTAGTCTTCCACGAATACTGGCACGAAGGTGGAGCGCCAGATACAGAGCAATTAACGGACTCAGATTATAGCAAAGCTATGAGAGACTTCCTAAGGGAGGTAGCAGAAATACTCGGGATCGATCAAGTTTACGCACAGCCCCAATATATACTCGTAGACCCCTCAAGTCTATCGTTTATCAATCGTTTAAGAGCAGACACTACCAAGGCCAAGCAACTACACGCTACAGAACCAGCGAATAACGAAGTCATGGACGGAATCAGAAGAACTTCTGCCTTAATAGGGCCAGGCCAGCTACTCGTTCACCAAAGCTGCGAACACGTCATAGACGAATTTTACAATTACGCTTGGGATGAAAAAGCTCAACAGAGAGGCGAGGACAAGCCCCAAAAGAAGGACGATCACGCCATGGACGCAATCAGGTACGTCATCAACGGTTTGTTTGATATTGGCTTATACAATACAATCGCACAAAGTGGAGAGTGATAATATGGCTATCAAAGATATAATCGGACCCAGTAGCACACCAGAGGGACTTCCAGAACCAGGAAGCGAGTGGCCCCCAGTCAATTGGGAGACAGAATATCGTAAATTTCGAGAGTGGGCTGCCTGGTACTCAGGAGACCCTACAAGGCTTTCAGATGTATATTCCGATTTAGTATCGTCTCCTGACATTCAAGGAAGACTCTGGTCGAAAGAAATAGAAGAAGACATAAGGACCATGTTACACGTTCCAGCAGCCGGGGATATAGCTTCAGTAAACGCAGACTTACTCGTGGGGTCCTCGCCTAACTTCAAAATACCAGGTGCACACGGAGACGGGGGACCAGGGACAGAAGAAACCCAAGACAGACTAAATTATATCATACAAAATTCAGAATTATTCGGGCGTTTAGTTAAAGCAGCAGAGACAGCAGCAGCAATCGGGGGCTGCTACCTCAAAGCAGACTGGGACAAGGAATTAAAAGACACACCGATCGTAAGTGTAGTCCAGCAGGATAACACCTTGCCACAGTTCCGCTATTCCTTCCTCGACAAGGTATTATTCCATCAAGTTGTTAGCGACTTCGACGATACAGAATACTGGTGGAGACATATCGAATATAGGGAACCAGGAATAATCAGACACGGGCTATATAGAGGGACCAAACAAAACCTCGGAAGAAAAGTACCACTCACAGAACACCCAAGTACCGAGTACCTAGAACCAGAAATAAACCACGGCCTAGACGACCTTCTAGTACGCTACGTTCCAAATAAAAAACCCAATAGACTTTGGAGAACCAGTTCGCTCGGGCAGTCTGACTATCAAGGCATCGAAGGGATAATGGACAGCTTAGACGCTACATACACCTCCTGGATCAGGGACCTAAAACTAGCAAAAGCCAGAATACTTGTACCAAGGAACTTTCTAAAAAACGAGGCCGGGGAGTTGATATTTGATCCAGAAAAATCAGTTTACCTACCTCTCAACACGGGACCAGGCGGCGACAAAAAGATAACTATGCAGCAATTCGATATCCGTTCAGCAAAACACAAAGAAACAGCTATGGAATTATTCATGAGGATCGTAGACTCAGCAGGCTATAGCCCTCAAACTTTTGGCATGAAAACTTCCGGGAGAGCAGAATCAGGTACGGCCCTAAGGACCCGTGAAAGAAAATCAGTTCAAACTAAGGCTAAAAAAGAGCGTTTTTTCGAAAAGCCAGTAACCGGGATCCTCGAAGCCCTACAAAAAATAGACAATCAATTCCTCAACCAAAACTATGAAATAGCAAGGCCTCGGATAGAATTCGAGGAAGCTTTCAAGCCTTCCATGGCTACCAGAGCTGACACACTAACAAAATTAGAAAACGCACAAGCAGCCAGCATCGAAACAAAAGTTCGGTACAGAAACCCAGATCTCTCAGAATCAGAAATCGAAGAAGAAGTCGAGAGGATCAAAGACGAAAAGGGCATGAACGTAGAAAGCCCCAACCTCAGAGCATAGATTGGCCCGACAAAAAAATCCAGACAAACGCAAAAGATTCAAGGAACGACACAAGAATAAATACCTTCGGAGGTACGAGGATGACTAAGCTAACAAAGGCAGAAAAGAAATTTCTTTCTAAGCATATTCAAAGGGCCATAAAAGACTTCTGGAATAAGGTGGACCACAGGAGAGGAAGGACTAACAATGGCAGCAAGTAGCTACGCTCAGGATATTGAGAGGACCTATGCTGACGCAGAGAAGGAAGCGTTAAAAGCCCTCAGAGATGCACTCGACAAAGGAAACCAGAAAAAGGCTGCCTGGGCAAAAGGCAAGCTACAAGAGATCCAAAACTTACGGGCCAGAGTCAGAGACAGAGCTATCGGAAGGATAAATAAAAAAGTCGACAAAGATAAAATAAATAGTGCGATAAAAGAATCCTATAAGCAGGGAATGAATCGAACCGAAGCTACACTCAAATCAGCAGGCCTTCCAACCCCTCTCGAAGGCCACTTCCTCAAGGTAGACCGCAAAAGAGTCCAGGCCTTAACAGATGATTTATATAATCGACTTGATAGTACAAAGCTTCGGGTCTTGAGATCCACAGAAGACGCTTACAGGGACGTAATCCAAAAGGCAACCAGGCCAGAGATCGTAGGAACACAAAATCAACGCAAAACAATACAAAGGGCCTTAAACGATTTTGCAGACAGAGGAATAACAGGCTTTACGGATTCAGATAACAAGCAATGGTCCATGAAGGCTTATACAGAGATGGCCACCCGGACAGCCCTAAACCGTTCAGCAATAGACGGGTCAATAGAGCGCATGAGAGGATACGACCAAACCTTAGCCGTAGTCGGGACATCTTCAGAACCATGCCCCCTCTGCGACCCCTGGGAAGGAAGGATCCTCGATGTTTCGGAGGACGGTTCAGAGGACTATCCGACAGTAGACGAAGCCAGAGCAGCCGGACTGTTCCACCCAAATTGTACTCACGCTATATCGCCATATATAGAAGGCCATACAGAAAAGCCAGAACCAGTAGAAGGTGGGGCCGAAAAATACCAAGAACGCCAGCAACAGAGATATAACGAAAGACAAATAAGGAAGTGGAAAAAGCGTCAAGCAGCTTGCATGACAGAAGAAGCTTGCGAAAAAGCCAAGAATAAAATCAGAGAGTGGCAAAAGAAGCAGAGACAATTCCTAGACAAAACAGGAAGACGTAGAAAATATAGACGAGAGCAAGTAGCTGACATAGACCTCCCGCAGGGTATGAAGGAAGGAACGACATTCGACCCGGAAGACCTAGAAAATACAACAGAAGCCGAAGACTACCTTATACAGAACTACAATATAGACGCAGATTTCGGAGACCAGGATCTCGAAGTAGTCAAGGACGAAATGCGTAAGTTTGAGCAAGTCAAGGAAGACTTCCCGGGCATAGCAGATTCAATCGACGAACTAGCATCAAAGAAAAGGCACTCGGGAGTCTTCGACGACCCTTACAGGAATAACGGTATCGCTTACATGAAAAGATACTACGTTAACCAGGATAACTGGGGAGACGAAGATCAAGTATGGGACAGAATCGAAGAACATAAATCAGATTGGGACACAGGGACCCACGGATGGGATATAAAAAATCCTGACCCAGGAGGTGTTTTCGTACACGAGCAAGGACACATAGTCGCCAATACAGAAAGACTTCAGCAAAGCATGGGGCTTTCAGGCAAAGAGTCCTGGGACGATTTATCAATCCAGCAAAAGCATGAGTGGAACTCTCGGATGGAGAGAGCGGATATGTTTGGCCTCGTAGAAGAAACCAAACAAGAACTCGGTTACACAGATGATATATCTTTTCAAGATGATATTGCTAATCAGCTAGGCGAATACGCCCTTAAAGATGACCACGAACTTTACGCCCAATCTTTTGAAAATTATTATTGCAGCGGAAGGACTCAACCAATAGCCAAAACGATAGTTGAAAAATCTCAAGAAAAGTGGAGTTACGGAGGTGAGAGCCAGCAATGACTCAAATAGAGCTAACAAAAGAAGAAAAAAAGTACGTAGAGGTAGATCCACCCAACGGACTTAAAATTTCTGAAGACGCTCCCGAAGACATACGGGAGACCTTAGAAAACGTACTTGGATCTACCTGGGAAACACACTTACCGCAAAGTCCAGAAGAAGTTGAAGAAGCCGAAGAATATATAAGAAAAAATAACCTTGAAGGATAGCGAGGTGATCTATAGTGCCTATAAAACAAGGTTACACTACAAAGAGCGGAGAACGTAAAGGCTACTACCAATGGGGAGATTCAGGAAAGAAATACTACTATACACCAGGGAACGATAGATCCAGGAAACGAGCAAGAGCAAGGGCCAGGAAACAGCAAGCAGCAGCAAGAGCGTCAGGCTACGATGGATAAAAAGCCATTCAATCCAATCAATAGTTTCGGAGGTGGAACTATGAGAAGAATTTTAATCTTACTTTTAGCAACAGGAATTATCGGATTCGGAGGCCTAGCAGTTACAGGCCAGCAGCTTCAGGAAGAAGGCGTACTCGATCTCGGCGTATCAGCCACATTTTTTGAAGGCGAGGAAGACCCATACTTACTCATGAGAGCAGATACTAAACCGTTCGGACTTCCTACAGTTATCGAGATCAAACCAGAAGCCGCTTCGGGAGGAAGAATCATATTACAGGAAGCTAACCTCGGCATCAAATACCTAGAACCTTTCGGGCTTACAGATACATATATCGGAACCAAAGCAGGGCTAAACTTTCCAGCGTCTTCCGAAGTAACTTTCGAGTACGGGGATCTTGAGGTATTCGTAGGGACAGCTTTTAAATTAAACGAATTTAACACCAGAATCCGTCCAGAGTTCGGGGTCCAGGACCCACTAAGTAAAGACCGGATATATAAAGGGACCTTAACCTTCCAATATGTCTTTTAGTCAGCTTGAAAGATCAATAGACAAATATATAATAGAAGTAACGACCACTCTCGGCTATAGCACACCGTCAAAGTGCTTAGGTCGGAGATCGTCACTCCGTAACCAAACGAATCCTACCACACACAGGAGCGTGAGCTACTATGCCTAAACTTAAAACTATACTTTCTGAAGAAGCTTACTCAGATGTAAAGTCCGAATTAAAAGACTCAGACATAGACGTAAACAGTATTTTAGTCAATTCGGAAGACAACGAATACGTTCCCAGAGAAAGACTAAACGATAAACAGTCCAGAATTAAAGCTTTAGAAAACCAATTAGACGAGAGAGACGACCAAATTAAACAGCTCAAAGAAGACACCCAGGCAACAGAAGAACTTCAGGACAAAATAGACAACTTACAGAAAAAAAATAAAAAGACCAGGGAAGAATACGAGCAAAAACTTCAGAAAGAACGCAAGGAAAACGCAATAGAAGTAGCACTAGCGTCAGACAAAGCCAGAAACACTCAAGCAGTCAAAGCGCTCCTGGACCAAGATAAAATAGAGGTCGAAGAAGACGGGTCTGTAAAAGGCCTCGAAGACCAACTCAAAGAAATAAAGGAATCAGAAAGCTACCTTTTCGACACCGAAGAAGACGAAGGACCTACTCGCTCAGGATCAGAGGTCGAAGGTGGAGGGAACATGGAAGGGCCAGAAGAAAACCCATTCAAGGACAAAAATAAGAACGCAACAAAACAAGGTGAGTTAATTCAAAATCAGCCAGAAGTTGCAAGGTCTCTGATCCAAGCAGCAGGAAAGGACCCAAGCAACTTCGGTCTATAAACACGGAGTGATTTATTATGGCTACCACGCTACTTTCAGACGTAATCGTACCAGAGGTCTTCAATAACTACGTACAGGAGACACTTCCAGAAGTCTCTGCACTTTGGCAGAGCGGCATTATAGCTACGGATCCAGAACTAGACGAGAAGTTAGAAGGTGGGGGGGAAATGGTGAAAATGCCATTCTGGAAAGATATTGACCAGGATGACCAGGTTCGCTCTAGCGACTCAGAACTAAGCACCAATAACATAAGCACAGGCAAAGACATCGCAAGGCTTCAAGGACGTGCTAACGTTTGGGGAGCAGAGGACCTCACGGACGAACTTTCAGGGGACGACCCTCTCGGAGCTATCTCAGAACGTGTAGCAGCATACTGGGCACGGAGATACCAGGACGTACTGATAGCAAGTCTCGAGGGTGTCTTCGCAGACAATTCTTCAAACGACTCAGGGGACCACATCCTAGACGTAACAATTTCTGGAGCTGACAGCCTTACAGAAGATGCCTTAATCTCCGGTCAGAACATCCTAGACGCAAAACAGCTTCTCGGAGACAAGAAAGGCGAGCTTACAGCTATCGCTATGAGATCAGAGCTACACACGAGGCTACAGAAAAACGACCTAATCGACTATATACCTGATTCAGAGCAGGATGTAGGGTTCGGGACTTACATGAACCACACCGTAATCGTAGACGACAGCCTTCCACGGGATAATTCTTCAGCCGATAACGCAGAATACGAATACACCAGTTACATATTCGGGGAGGGAGCAGTCGGATACGGAGAAGGGACCCCAAAAGTTCCAGTAGAAACAGAAAGAAACGGAACCAGGGGCGAAACTAATTTAATCCACCGTAGGAACTTCCTCGTACATCCTCGTGGAGTAGCCTGGCAAGAAAGTTCAGTCTCAGGCGACTTTCCAACTAACACAGAACTAGAAAACGAAGCTAACTGGGACAGAGTTTACGAACCTAAAAACGTCAGGCTCGTAAAGCTCGTAACTAACGGCTAAACTAGCCACAGACTAATAATAGCCGGGGTTTAATAGCCCCGGCTTCTATAAAGGGGTGAACTAAAATGGCTTTAGGCGGAGAGGAACCAATACCAGAACTACCAGCAGAGGCTAAAAACGAAAGAAACAGGCATCGGCACAGCTTCAAGCATTTATTCGATAATTTACGCAGACTAGCCAGAGAAATAAAAGATTTATCGGCCTTAGTAAGTGGGAATATAGGTTTTGCACTTCCAGATAACTATACTCTTGACTCAGTTCCTTCAGACTCAGATACCATAGAGGTTAATTTCGAAGTCCAGGAAGACAGCTATAAAAATGAGCTTTTTGAAGGCGAAGTAACCGTATCAACTTCAGATTCGTCAGCCGACACGGGATCCACAAGTACCGACAGCCCCATAACTGTCAGCAACGGTCTCGGGACAGTAACAGTAACATTCGCAGACAACTGGCAGGAAGGCGATTCCTTTACACTCACGGTAGACTCTCAAGACATTTGCGGCTATACCATAAGCTCGGCTTCCGTAACAATCAGTATATAGGCGGTGAGCTAACATGAACGCAGGGACCTCAACTATAGAGATTTTAAACCGTCTTTTCGGATATAATAAGGCAAATGACCAGGAATACCTCAAGGTCGACCCTCAAAGATCTATAAAAACTTTTACTGGCGAATTTTCTAACAGCCAAACCGACACCAGTATAATTTCGCCTAATTCTGGAAATAAGATTATCGTAGAATATATCTTAATCCATTCAAACGGAAACGTAGGTGAAATAGACCTAGACTTTGACAGTGGAGACAAAATCGGGAAGCTATACACAAGTCAAAATACCAGAATTTTATTAAACAACCTCACAAAAGAAGGAGCTATCGACAAGGACGTACTACTCAACGGTGGAGGCGACAGTTTCTTCGTAGCTATCGGATACACAGAGGAATAAAACCATGTCCTACGCAGACCTGTCCGATTACGCAGAATATACAGGTGAAGACCAGGCCGACCTACCCGATGATTACAGTCGGTTACTCGAAAGGGCTTCAGAGCTAATAGACTACCACGTTATTGTAGAAATAGATACCACCGAACCAAAAATCGAGGAAGCCGTCAGGAAAGCTACCTGCGCACAGCTACAGTTCTGGATACGCAGAGATGACGAAATAGGGTCCGAACAGGACTATGAGAGCATTTCTATCGGAGGCTTTAGTGCTACCAAGGCCGGGGATAACTCAAGCACCGCAGAGGGCCAACAGTTAGCTCCACGAACTATACAACATCTCGGGCAGGTCGGTTTAACATATACAGGAGTGAAGACAAAGTGAGAAAGTTCCCGGACTGGGCTTTCAAACAAACAGCAAAGCTAAAAAGATACCAAGGACACAACGCTTTCGAGGAAGGATACGCCGATCCAATTACAGTACGCTGCGTTTACGAGCAATCTCAGAGCAGAACATACAACCAAGAAGGTGAATTAGTAACCTCAAGCGCCAAGGTCTTCCTACCACCGGATTTAAAACCACCAGAACCAAAAGATTTAATCGAATTTAACGGATACGAACGGGAAGTCCTCAAGGTAGAACCAAAAGTTAACAGACTTTCTGACGAAAGATCGCATACCGAGGTGAAGCTAAAATGAGCAAAAGCTATAACGAATTTAACGACAAAAAGGCCATAGAGGCAAATAGAGCAGCAGCAGTCAAAGGACTGGCCAAAGGATCAGGCTTTCTGCTCACAGAAGCTAACAAGATTTGTCCTCACGACTCAGGAAGACTAGAAGAATCAGGGTTTAACGACGTAGACGGACAAGAATTAAAAGCAGTAGTCGCATACACCCAAGAGTACGCAGCACCAGTTCACGAAATGGATTCAGGAACTAACTTCAAAGGGGACGGGGAGCGTAAGTGGTTAGAGAGGACAGGAGACAGGAAAGGCGAAGAAGCTCTCGAAACAGTTGCAGAAGTTATCAAGAGTGAACTACCATGACAATTTTTGAGTCGCTTATGGCCTTCCTAAGTGATAATATAGAAGACATTTATTACGATCCTGACAATCCAGACATAGGGAACATATTTGCCCCCAGGCTTCCTCCCGAACCAGACATAGCCGTATCAATAGAACCAACCGGAGGGCCAGAAGACAGACAAGCACAAGAAAATAATACCTCCGTCAGGATCTTAACCAGGGGCGACAGAAACGTACTAACTGCTTATAATATCGCAGATAGGATCTCAAGAGAGTTACAAGCATTTACGTCAGGATATTGGCCCGGAGGGGTCTGGGTAGACTTTATAACCACAAATAATCAGCGTCCTGTTTACAGAGACCAGGACGAGAACGGAAGACACATTTTTACGCACAATTTCGATATAAACGCACAATAAGGGAGTGATCCAATATGCTTACAGCTATACCAGCAAGGAATTGGACCATCGAAGTAGAAAACTCTGCCGGAGACAGTTTTATAGAGATTGACGGACTTCAAACTATGACCTGGTCCCATTCAGACGAACAGCTCGACACTACAAACATGAATTCTAATGGGAAAGCAGAAAACATGATTATCGAAAGATCACAAGCAGTCTCGCTAGAAGGGGACTGGATGGAAGACCCGGACGACGGATCCAGAGACCCAGGCCAGGAAAGAGTAGAAACACTCGGGAACGAAGTAGGGCTAAGTTCAATCGGGACCATGAAGTTAACAAGTCCCGGGGGAACTATCTACGAATTTGACGCTACAGTAAGTCTCGGAGAAGCTCTCGGAGGAAGAAACGAAAAGTCTTCCTGGGCCGCAACCTTCAATATCTCAGGTAGTGTCAACAAGACTTAGAGCTTAATAACTAACAAAGGTGATAACTCATGGCTGAACTAACAGTCGAAAAAGCAGATCTTACAGGCCTAAGCCCTACTCAGAACTCCGCATCAAGCGGAGGGGACTCGTTCATAAACGACGGGAAAACCTTCGTAAATATAATCAATAACAGCGGTGGAAGTGTAGACGTTACCATCAACGTCCAAAAAACAGAAAAGGTAGGTGGAGTAACACTTACAATTAGCGATCCGTCAATATCAATACCGGCAGGTGAATCAAGGGTTATCGGGCCTTTTGACAAAGATTGGTTTAACGACTCCGACAAACTCGTTCACATAGACTACTCAGCAGTTACGGATGTCTTAACGGAGGTCGTAAAAGTATGACTCAAGACCCTCAGGGCCATAAAACTGGGGACCCCGAAGCTCAAATAGACCATAACTTTGACGAATACCAGAAAGAAAGAAAAAACCAAAAGCTAACTTTTAAGAAACACGGGGAGGTCTACGAAGTACCACAATCGCCCCCAGCGTCAGTCATGTTTAACGCCCTGGAAGCACAGCAAAGCTTAGAAGATGACAAAGAAATTCCAGCAAGCGTAATTATGAACATCCTCAAGGAAACCCTCGGGGATCAAGTTTATCAACTTAAAGAAGACTGCTCCTGGCCAGAGATCGAAGAAATCTTTCGCTGGATTTGGACAAAGTGGAGGTCCGGCAAAGGGACCTCAGGGCAGGGCGGTCAGGGAAAAGCTGGAAGCTAACAGAACATTGGACAGCAATAGAGGCTGACTTCCAGGCAGAATACGGAATCGACCTGTCTGGAAGTTGGCCTTATAATCATAGCTGGCGAAGGTTTAACGTACTCAAGGAAGCTATAACCGTGAAACCTAATACCGCTTTACACCAAAGTCTCGTACAGTCCTTCCAAAACGAAGACACAGGGAAAGTTGATCCAGAAACAGGCAAACCAGTTCAAGTAATAGAGGACCCCGAAGAGCAAGAGCAAGTTCTCGATAATATACTCGGTCTCGAATAAGGCGTGATATTATGGCTATGAAAGTCGGAGAGCTATACCAGGAGATGAACCTAGACACTTCAGGATTTATCTCTGGCATCAAGTCCGCAAAAGGTATGTCAGCAGGTCTTATGAAAAACCTAGGGAAAGCCGGACTAATCGGAACTGTTACAGCAGCGGGAGCAGCTCTCGCAGGCCTAGCAAGGGAAGGGGCGCAAAACATTCAAAGGCTCGAAGACGCTACTCAAAGATACCGCTCGGAAACAGGAGCTTCAGAAGAAGCGGCAAAACAATTCAGAGATACCGTCCAATCCTTACACAAACAGAACACCGATAGTTACGAAGAACTGGGTAACGCAGTTACAACCCTCAGGCAAAGGCACGGAGACGCAGCCAAAGGTATGGAGCAGGACTTCCTCGACTACGCCAAAGTTACTAACCAAAACACAAGTCAGGCAATTAAAGATATTACAGAGATCCAAAGGGCCTGGGGCCTAGAAGTCCAGGAAAGCAGCAAGCTTATGGACCAACTCAAAGCAATCTCAGCAGACACAGGGGCCAACATAGGGAATATGCAAAATGCCCTAGCAGAAGCCCAACCAGCCATGAAATCTATGGGAATGTCAGTAGAAGAAGGGGCGGCCATGTTAGGTCATTTCGAGGATCAAGGCGTAAACGCACAAGAAGCTGCGTCAGGACTAGCCAGAGCAGTCGTAAGGGTAGAAGACCCCACAAAATCTCAAGCAGAAGCCCTCAGAGAGCTCGGGATCGAAGTAGAGAAAACAGAAGACGGCTTTCGTACATCAGATGACGCTATGCAGCAAGTAATCGACAGTCTCGCTTCAGCCGAAAAGGGATCAGACAACTTCGCATCAGCTCTCGAAATCTTAGGAAGACGCTCAGGCCAGAATATGTACCGTGGACTTCAAAAGGGCGAGCAAGGCATGGAAGACCTCATGGAAGTTATAGAAAATTCCAAGGGGACCGTAAAAGAAGCCAGTAAGCAATACGACAAACAGCTCGGAGAACGCTGGACCCTAATAAAGCGTAAATACTTAGCCCCATTTATGGAGACTTTAGGGACCGGGCTAATTTCACTTCTCGAAAGCACTCTCGGCCTGATTGAAGAATGGGGGCCTAAGGTCCAGAAGGTATTCGCAGATATAACCAATTTTGTCGGACAGATGTTCGGAGAAGGTGGAGCAGCCGAAGGATTTCTCAAGGATCTTGGCATAACTTTCGGAGAGATATTCCAAACAATCAAAGAAATTATCACAGTATTCGTAGGTTGGGCCGAATCTTTCTGGGAAGCTTTCGGAGATACGATTATAGCCATAGGCGAATACACCTGGAACGGAATAAAGGAAGTAATCGGGACAGTTCTCGACATAATAGCAGGTTTCGTAGAGGCCTGGAAGGGAGTCATAACCGGAGACTGGGAAGCCGTAGGTCAAGCCCTCCTGGGAATTTGGGACACGGTATGGAGTTCGATTAAAAACATATTTTCGGACTATCTTAATATGCTTGGGACCTTCCTAGTAGATTTCGTAGAGCTATTCGTAGACGATTGGAGATCCTTAGCCAAATCAGCAATCGGCATTATAGATACCTTCCTTCAGGGGGCGCAGGATCTTTTCACGAGTGGACTCAACACCATAGCAAGCAAGGTCGGAAAAGCAATCAGCAACATAATTGGCAAGTTCAAGTGGTTACACAAAATCGTCCCTGGTTTATCAAAAGAAATGTTCGACAACGCTCAGGAAAGTCTCAAAAACCTAGAACTCGTTTCAGAGGACCTCGGCCAAGGAATAGTAGATAACGTAGTAGGAAGTATGGAAAACATGGTAGCCAAAACCTCCGCAAAGACAGCAGAATTTAAATCCAACACGGAAACAGACGCAAAGAAAGCTCAACAGGCAATTACAAGGGAAGCAGACAAGGCTCGCCGTGGAGCAAGCCAGGCTTTTACTAGAAAGAAAAACCAAGTTACAGCCGACCAAAAAGAAGAAAAGGCAAACGTAGAGCAGACCGCCAAAGCAGAGTCCGTAAACTTAAAGAAAATATACCAGGACTTAAAGAATAATACTACGGGAAAAGTCAAGGATATGAGAAAAAGGATCGAGTCCGAATATAGTAATCTTAGCAAAAGCTCAAAACAAGAACTTCTAACTATGGTCAAAGAAGGGAACCAGACACTCAGCGATGGAGTAGACGACCAGGAAACAACCGTAGATGACGGAACTGATAACATGACACAGGCATACAAAGACCTCAAGAAGGACGTAACGACACTTGTAGACGATATAACTAGCGGCATAGAGTCTTCCTTCAAGGATAATTTCGTAGCCCTTTTAAAAGGCACTAAGGGCTTCGGAAAGGCCTTCAGCGACTTTTGGGGATCTATATTCGATACTATATTAAACAAAGCAGCTTCCTTCCTCGGGAATCAGGTTTGGGACGGAATAGCCAGCATAGCAGGGAACCTTCTCGGTGGGGGCAACCAGAAAAGCGGAGGCGGCGGGATAATCAGTTCAGTAACTAGCGGAATAGCCAGCGTATTTGGTGGGGGAGGAAGTGGAGGGATCATGTCAGCTATAGGATCCGCACTTCCTTGGGTTAGTGGAGCAGCAGCAGTCGGCCAGGGGCTAAGTTCCATATTCGGAAGCGGAAACCTTATAAAAGACATAGGCGGACTTTTAGGATTCGGAGGTGGAAAAGATAGGAAGCCCGGAGACGTAGAATACGGGCCAGCTTACGAAGGGAAGACACCAGATGAAAAGCAGGCCACAGAAAGTTCAATAGAAAACTTAGATACGAGCATCGAAGACATGAGTTCAATAGAATCAGAAGAACTCGGAAGTATTTCTTCCTCAAGTTCCGAGCAGCTTGATATAGTCAAAACAATTAGGGACCATATAACAGATATAAACACTCAAGTCGTTAATATAGGGCAAACAGCCAACCAGGCAACAGAGCAATTAAAAGCAATAAGAAACACACTTGGAGAGCAAAAGATCGAAGAAATAACCTTCCAAATAGACGGGAAGACCCTAGCCAGGGAACTTGAACAGCCCTTAGCTGACAGAATTAGCATAAAAGGTGGGAGCGTGACCTAAAAATGGCAAACTATCTTAACAAGAAAGACCGAGCTAGATCTCAGCTCGCAAATGATATAACAGCAACTCAAACCAGTTTCGACCTAAAAGCAGGAACGGGAGACCGCTTTCCGACAGGGAATTTTGTAATCAGAGTCGGAGACGAAAAAATCCTGGTAGGGAATAGGAACGCAGACACACTAGAAAGTTTAACCAGAGGATACGATAGCACAGCAGCAGCCAACCATAGTAGCGGAAGTACAGTAGCTCAAAACGTCATCGTAGAATGGTTTGAAGAATTAGAAGAACACAAGCTTGACCGAGACGGATCCCAGGATTTAACAGGCAACCTTCCGTTTCCAGATGATATCAAAGCAATTTTCGGTTCAGACTCAGACTACTCGATCAAATACAATTCCACCGATGATCAATTAGAAATCTATGACGAAGGTTCCAGCTCGATGATAGCAATCTTCAGGTCTGACGGAACCATTGACATACAAGACCATGCCCTCAACGACATCAAATCCATCGACGGTGGCGGGGATGCGATAGATGTTGAGGACGATATGGATCATAACGGGAACTCAATTACAAATCAATATAGCGGCGGTCTTATAGTTCGACAGGGAGGCACTGAATACGTCTATGATTTAGTGGATTACTCCGATATAGGGGCGGCTATAAATCAAGCTCGTACCGATCATGGACTCGATGGGGCCGCATATCGAGTAATTCCTGGAAATTATGATCTTACGACTGCAATTGATTAT